GAATTCTCACCTGTTGAGCCTGAGGCAAAAGAAGTAAGCTATGAATCTGTAGAATTAGAAATAGATTATGAAATGACTTTTGATGTAGAATTTGCACCAGAGCCAGAAATGGTCATGATGCCTCCTCCAGAAATAAAAATGGAAATGCCTGTAAATGTAGAAACTGTTGAAGCTGAGATACAAATGGAGCTAGAAGAATTACCTGAGCCTGAGATGATGGCCTCTGTAGAAGATATGCCTGAACCAGAAATGTCAACACCTGAACCAGAACCTGAGGAACCTGCACCACAAATGGAAGAGATGAAAGAAGAACCTGAGATGGTAGAGCCAGAACCTGAAGAAGAAGCTACCGAAGAACCTCAAGAAGAACCACAGGAAGCAGAACAAAAAGAACCGCAACCAGAAGAAAAAGAAAAAGATCCAGAAGAAAAGCCAAAAGAAGAGAAATCATCTAAGCCTAAGGTAACAAAAAAAGAGAAGGCTGCTACTAAAATAGTTAAGAAGATTGATGACAAAGCTAGATATGATGATGCTGCTCAAATGAAAACACTTATCGTGATGCAGATACTTGGTAATACAAAATCCTTTTTTGATTCTCAGGCAACTATTGTAGATACAAATGTGACTGAATATTTAAACAAGACAATAGAGGATCAGTATGGTATCTTGTTCGACATGGCACAGGAAAATACAATTACGGAGATGATAGATGCCCAGTATTGAATATTCGGGAATGAAGGTATCTGGAGGTAAAGCCTTTGCTATACTTACTCTTTTAGGCGCACTAGGTAGTGGAGCATGGGCAGTCTTTGAGTTTTGGAAAGATTATCAAGACATGAAAGGTAAAATACTAGAATATACTGCTCCTGATTTATCTCACTATGACGAACAACTCGCTGTCTTAAAGTCAGAGATAGATATGATATTACAAGAAATAACCATAATATCTGATGTGGCACGTGATATGCGTTCAGATATGAAGGCTGATCTACGTCAACAATCTGGAGATATCCGACACATAACCGAAATTGTGAATGACGTGGAAGATAGACAAAAAGCCGATACAAGAGAAATATTTGATGAGCTAAAGCTAATAGAAGAAAGCCTTGACTTACAGATAAATAAGGCTTTAAATAATCCTTTAAGTGGTATGTCCGCAAAAACAAAATAGGAGATCATTATGTGTTCATGTAACGGCGAATGTATTTTAGGAAAATGAAACTAGAGATAAGAACAGTATTACCCTATCTCGTGTTATTTGGCACATTAGCCATGACATGGGGTATGTGGTCAGAACGTTTAAATGCGGTTGAAAAGAAGGCAGATAGTGTTGCAGAAATGCAACAGGATATCGCTGTGATAAAAACACAAATTCTAGCTATTGACGAGAAAATGAGCTGGATGGAAGAGTTTCTAATTAAGAACTATAATGAGTATTAATGAAACAATGTCAGATATGCGGATGTCCCTGTCACTGTACTCTAGGCACTCCCTGTATGTGCGAGTGTCCGAGGTGCGTGCATGACGATCAGCAGGTCTCAGATGAGGCAACAAATAATGAAACCGGGAGTGAGGAGTAAAAAGAAAAATGGGAAAACTGTGTCCAAGAGGAAAAGCCGCCGCAAAGCGTAAATTTAAAGTTTACCCTAGCGCATATGCAAATATGTATGCGAGTGCTGGTTGCTATGGAAAGATTACTCCAGGAGGTAAAAAAGGTGCTAAGAAAAAAGCTGATGGCGGTATGATTAATCAAATTTCACAAGAAAGAAAAAAAGTTTCTAATTTTAAACAAGGTGGTATCGCAAAAGGTTGTGGTGGCGTTATGGAAAATAGAAGAAAAGTTACTAAGAAATTGTAATGGCAAAAAAAGGTCTTAGAGCTTGGGTTAAGGAAAATTGGGTTGATATAGCTAATCCAAGAAAAGATGGTTCTTTTCCTAAATGTGGTCGTAGCGGTGGAGAGAAAAGATCAAAGTATCCTAAGTGCGTGCCTATAGCTAAAGCGAGAGCCATGTCTAAAGGTCAAAGACGATCAGCAGTTAGTAGAAAACAAAAAGCAGGAAATCCTGGCGGTAAGCCAACAATGGTCAAGACAATTGTCAAGAAGAAAACAAGCAGAAAAAATAAAGCTTGATGTAATTAATTGGTCTAAGACTGTCTTAGAACCAATGAACAAACATATCGGTTTTCCCGCATGTCCCTTTGCAGCTAAGTGGAGAAAAGATAATAAAGTCAGAATTGAAGTTCGTATGGATAAATCTAAATACGAGAAACAACTAACTGATGTAATTAAGTCTTGGGATAAAAAACAACACGATATTATTATTTATTGTGATCCCTTTTTTGAACAATATACCCCTGAACAATTTCAAGATAAGATAGATTTTTATAATAAAACCTACAATAGACGAGATGTCTATTTTATGGGTTTTCATCCTGAAACTCCCGCAGATCCTGATGGACAAGAGTTTTTATGTGATCCTACAGAAGAACCTGTAGAACACTCTGATTTAGAGTATTCTATGATGCTTATACAAAAGTTTAAACAACTCTATGATGCAAGTTGCAAACTGCATAAGATAGGCTATTATGAGAAATGGCCTAAGGACTACTACGAGGAAGTAGTGGCTGAAAGGCAACGTACGTACGAACAACTAAATAAGAAGAGGTAATTACCATGATGAAAAAGAAACAAGTAATCAAAAAACGAGGCGGAGGCATGGCTAAGAAAAAACAAGTCATGAAGAAGCGTGGCGGTGGAATGGCTATCATGAAGAAGCGTGGTGGCGGAATGATGAAGAAAAAGTAATTTAGTATGGCTACTTCAGGTACAACAAATTTTGATTTGAATATTGATGACGTCATAGAAGAATCTTTTGAAAGAATCGGTAAACAAACAAGAACAGGTTATGATATTAAGTCAGCTAGAAGAAGTTTGAATCTTCTATTGTCTGAATGGGGCAACAGAGGAGTTCATCTTTGGAAGGTGACAAATCATACTCAAAATCTGGTGGCCACTACTACAACTTATACTGCTCCCGCTGATTGCAGTGATGTCTTAGAAGCAGTTTTTAGAAATGGTAGCACAGATACTACCATGACAAAAATTTCAAGATCAGAGTATCAAGCTATTCCGAATAAAAGTTCTACGGGTACACCTTCACAATATTATGTAAGAAGAAATTTATCTAATGTTCAAATTAATTTATATTTAACTCCTGATACAACAGATACTCAAATTAATTATTTTTATGTAGCCAGGATTGAAGATGCAGGTCCTTACACCAAAACACCTGATGCTCCTTACAGGTTTTTACCTTGTATGGTTTCAGGTTTATCTTTCTATCTTGCTCAAAAACATAGCCCAGGTAGAGTTCAAGAAATGAAACTTTATTATGAAGATGAATTACAAAGAGCACTAACAGAAGACGGGCAAAGAACATCTGTTCATTTGGTACCACAAAATTATTTTAGGACCTAATCATGGCTTTCGCAGTTGGAAAATATTCACAAGCTATTTGTGATAGATGCGGACAACAATATGATTATTTAGATTTACGAAAAGAATGGAACGGGCTATTAGTTTGTCCTGAATGTTATGAACCGAAACATCCTCAATTAGATCCTCCTTATCACGCACCTGACCCTGAAGCTTTAAAAAATCCAAGGCCAGATGTACCTCAAGCAGTTGTTGTATTTGTAGGAGCTCCAGGAGACAGTAGTTTTGAATCCAATGGCATGCAACCTTCAACAGAAATCAGGAAGTTGCTAATTGCTACGAAAGTTGGTAATGTAACTGTGAGCACATCATGAATTATTCTGAACTTTTATCTAATGTAAGAGACTACGCCGAAGTAGGATCAGAGGTTTTAACTGATTCTCTTATCAATACATTTCTCGTAAATGTAGAAAACAAAGTTCAAAGAGAATTAGATTTAGATGCTTTTAGAAAATTTCAGTTTTCTAGCTTCACAATAGGAAGTCCTTTTATCACAATGCCAGATGACTTTGCTTTTGAAAGAGGAGTTCAGATAAAAGATCAAATTACTGGAGATAGAACTTGGCTAGAACAAAAAGATACAACATTTATTGATGAATATAATGTTGATAGATCAGATACAGGCACTCCTAAATATTACGCTAACTGGGATCAAAATACACTTATTGTAGCTCCCACTCCTAACGCAGCTTTTGAAATTGAGTTATGGTATAATAAAACACCAGACAGATTA